ATGTTAAATTCCAAGGATGAAAAAGACCATAGAGAATATTTTAGAGTCACTCTATATCAGCTGGCTAAAGATCAAACCATTCTATCTGATGAAAAAAAATTCAAACTAATTATTCAGCTGTTGGATACCATATATTCAAATGGAGAGTTTCGTCACTATTATTCAGATATATACTCAATAATAACAAGCATTGATCAAGATCCTTCAAAAGGTAATTTAGAAATATTAAGCCAAAATATATCCTATATAAAGGATCATCTTGATACCGGATTGTGTGAAAATACAAAAAATTCCATCCGCAAACTATATGATCATGCAAATCTTGATATAGCCAGAATTAACTACATAAAAACTTTGCAAAGTCAAAATCTGTCCAGAGAAAAAGAAATCTTGGCACTTCAGGAGACAATCAGCTCCAAGCATGGTGAATTGTCGGATTCATTTGAACGCATGGAACATGATATTAAAGATTTATATGCAAACATATTAACACTCATGGGAATATTTGTTGCTGTATTTGCTTTTATTGCTGTTAATTCCAATATTACTTTTGAATTGACCCAATCAAATCAATCCAATATATTTTGGGGAATTGTGGTAATAAATATTTTTGTTGCTGTTTGCATTATAGCGCTTTTGTTTACATTGAAATTTTTTATTATACGACCTCTTAAAAAGAGGAGAAGATAATTTTTTTAATCTTCTCCTCTTTTTTAATCATATCATATACTTATGTTCTTTAAAATCATACTCCCCCACAATCTTTAAAACTCCTCTCCCGTCTGTCACCATACACTGCCCTTCATGGACGCCTGAGTCTGGGCAGAGGAAGAACCGCTCTCCCGCCGGATCTGTCTGATAGCCAGTCAGCATATATCCCTCCGTGTCGAACAGATACCAGCCAGATGTACCACCAGTTACTTCGGTTAGCCAGTACCAGCCGTTTCTAGCATAGGAACCGTCTTTAAACTGATACCACCAGCGCACCCCATCTGAGGCTTGAATGAAACCTTGAGGATATTCTTTCGGTTCTACCAAGGCAGCCTTAAACGCCTCCCAGGTGTGCTGCGTATGATTGTACACATAAGGGTTAGGACAAATCTTCCCCGTCACGTCATAGTGACGGATCACGCGTTCTGCCGGAATACCATATTTCTCCATCAGCTCCCTCGTCAGTTCAATAGCCGCCTGAACGGTAGCATCTTCGAAGTACCAGTCCCGGCTGTCTGCTGCCTGGCTTCCTTTATTCCTGACACACAGCTCGATTCCGATGCTGTTAGAATTACGGCATTTCGGATGACGGTAAGACTTGGCCCCACAGTGCCAGGCAATGTCTCCATCCTCCACACTCTGCCAGATTTCTCCGTCAAATCCCACATAATAGTGTGCGCTGGCTCCGATATACTTGCTGGCATAATACCGGCAATTGGCCTCTGCTCCGCCGGTAGCGCCGACATAGTGGATCACGATGTACTTGATACGGTTGGCATCACCCAGACGATTCAGGTTGTATGGCGTCAGGAACTTATTAATCTTCATCGCTGATCCCTTCCTTTCCGTCTGGCCCCATCGCGTCCGGATCGATAATGTCATGGAATTCTTGCAGCGCTGTTTCCGATGCTTCCCTGACTTCTTCCTGAAGTTCTGTGAAACGCTTATCTCCAAGGTCTGTTCTCTGCATGCTCTTTACCATAGATTCTCCTTTCCAGGAGGCCCGAAGGCCTCCCTCCTGTTGCGACGTCGGAACTATTTTCCTGGGCCGGCCGGCGTGTTGCCGCCGCCTAAGCCAGGACCTACCGGCGTATTGCCTAAGCCCTCCAGGCCAGGTCCTACTGGTGTGTTTCCCTTACCCTCTGCTGCAGGGCCTGTGGCTCCTACGTCACAGGTGCAGTCTGCAAGCGGCTCAGGGATATGGGTTCCTGCCTTCTCCTGGTCAAATCCGTTCTCTCCGTGTACTGGACATTTGTGTGTTCTACTCATAGTTTGAATCCTCCTTAAAAAATTTTATTAAAAAAGCAGCCTATTGGCCGCCTCTTATCTTGATTTGCTCTTGCTCCGGATCACCCGCCGAAGCTGCGGGAGATGTGGGATCACCTCCTTCCCAGCTGTTTTACTGCCTGGTTGATTCCCGTGGCCGCCAGGCCGGAAGCAATGCCGACCGCCGCCGCGTTGATCACATCCTGAGCCGGGAAATCCGGCATCACAAACATGCCGGCTACTCCCAGTACGGCCCCGGCGCATCCGCAGACTACGGGGATCACCTCGTTCTTTACCTTCTCAGATGCTTTCATCCCCATACCTGCCAGATAGCAGATCATTGTAATGCCTGCCACGCTTGCAATTCCAAAATCCATAATGGTCTCCTTTCCTACCTGAAGAATATCGCTCCAATCGCCCCTGCTGCCGCTCCGATGAGCCCGGTGATCAGGCTCTCCCACCGGCTTCCTGGCTTTTCCTTCAACTCCGCCACATCCTTTTTCACTTCCCCGACCGCCTGCCCCAGATGCTTAATCTCCACCGTCTGGGCCACCATCTGCTGGGCCAGGCTGTGAACGGCATCCACGATCCGCTCCACCTCATCCATACGGTGTTTCAGGGATCCAATCTCGTTGCGATATCGTTCTAAGGCTGTTTCTACCTCTGACTGTGTCAACTTTTCACCTCCTCCCTCTGATTTAGGGTAAAAAAACAGCACATACGTATCTTGTAATTCAAATACGCATATGCTATAATGCCAGTAGGCTAAAGAGATGTGAGTCTTTCCACATGAATGACTGACAGACGAAAACCCCGGAGTTGCGACCTCTGGGGTTTTTCTATTCCTACTTTTAGGCGGGAAGGCTTACTATCCTTTATAAATAGTTTCTCTACTTCTAAGTTCTTCCTCAACAGCTTTCCTAATAGACATTGGAATCTGTTCAATAGTTCTTAATCCCTTTTCCACTAAATCAGCATAAATTTTAGCCATTTATTACACCTGCCTTTCTTCATACATTTCTGCCAGAGCCAACTGAAGCTCTGTTACCTGTTTTTCTTTCTCTTCATAGAGTTGCTGGATGCTCATTAAAAGTTCAAAATCTTTATATGGATAGACCATTGTCGGACCATCTTCGTTTATCTGATAGCAAAAGCCTTTAATCACCGTAGCACAAAACGGCTGTAAAAAATCGTCAGGAACTTCGATTTCTTTTAATGTATCGTCGCCCGTAGTATTTTCACGGACGGCTTTTATCTGATGAAATTCATTTACAAAAATCTTCATAATAATGCCTCCCTATTAAGCATTTTTAGGTTTTATTTCACAGACTAACTTTTTTAAACCGCAGTTAGTTATTTGTAAGCATAAGTTCAGTAACTTTCACAACTACGCTCATATTACTCGAATATAAGTTGAATGTTGAAGCTTCCAAGTAAATGTATTTTTCACCACTAATTGACGATATGTCAAGGATATAATAACCATCGCCTACATTGTTCACTTTTGTGGAAGCGATGTAATTACCAAGTCCTGCGCTAGGACTATCAGAAATGCCTATGGCTATGTAATTTTCATAAAATGGCTTTTCTGTACGAATTTTTATATATTTATAGCTAGTCAAATTTACCTTTTGATTAAGACGAGCATTTAATATATCTGCGTTTTCCTCTGTGCCTCGTCTACCTCCGAACCATATAGCTGAATTAATTTCGATATATCCTTTGCCATTTTTATCAGTAACTTCTGTCATGCCGGTAGTCTGTAGGCCACCCCATGTTCCATTGTTAAACAAATATAAAGGGCTTGTGACATATCCTTCATGTGTTCCCACATTTCCAAAAATTGTAACGCCTTTTTTAATATTTTCCGGCTTTAAATTAGGATCTCCAAGGATCGTCTGCGCTCCAGATAACCACTGGCTAGCTCCAATCACCTGATTGCTGCGCCCTGGCGTATATGTAGCTGCTCCTTTGGTAGTAAGAGCCTGATCTACATAACCGGATCCATTATGATATCCTGCCGGGATCATAATTTTTCCATTAATCCCTAAACGGGAGTTCCAGGCTCCCTTATTGGCCATATTGCCTGTATGCTTTTCAAACAGCTTCGTCTGAGGATTCCACTTCAAAAACGTCTGGCCGCTCAGGGCCTGCGAATCTGACAGTGTTGCCTCTGTATCCAGAGTTCCCTCCAAAGCCTCATCATCGGAGTCTGCCGTCACTGCCGTCAAACCTTTCGGCACAGCAGCTCTCATTAAAGTGCAGTCATCACTGGAGGCTCCGCCTCCTCCGCCCCCTGGCATCCAAATCTTTCCCATAAGCTTACACTCCTCTCAACCCTACTGTACAGTCTGTCGCCGGTTTCTTGTCCACCTTAAATGTAGCTGTTCCAGCCCCAATGCTTCCGCTGCCTCCTGCGATAATGCCAAACGCTTTCTTATACGCCTTTCTGGTTTCCGCATCTGCATCGTCAGGCAGCGCGCTGTACAGTACCGGCTCCGCGCCTTCCTCAGCGCCTGGTATGGATACTGTCTGTATGTACAAACCATTTTCCTCCTGCCAGTCGGCTGCCGTAAGCAACACTTCTGTCACAGCCTTTTCCCGTTCGATTTCCTTTTTATTTTTCTCTGTCTGAGCTTTATTGTATATGGTATTGTTAAAAACCTTTTCCATATCCCGGCCCATTTCATCGCCGTCGGCGTTTGTCTCCCGGCTCCATTTTGTAATCTCCGTCTGAAATATTGGCGGATCCTGAATTTCAAAATTTCCCATGCTGTACCTCCATTAAAAAATCTCATCCATATCGTACTCCTGGGGGATATCCTCATCCTTCCCTTTCCTCGTAAAGGTACGATAGGCAATCAGATCACCGTCAGCGTCCAGAAGGCCCATCTCTGAGATTTCTTTTCCGGTCAGCTCTCCCTTTTCCAGGGTAGCCTTATACCGGCAGGTTGTTTTTTCCTCGTTGACATAGCTGTGCCCTTCCACTGCTTTTTCCAGGAGTTTATTATAAAGTCCTACCTCCGTGCCGGTAGTCTCCTTAGGAACCCCCTGATCATCCACGCCGCCATCTCCCCACACCATCTTGGCGATTTTAGGGAGACTGCCGTCTCCTGCGTGTGCCATACAAAGCTTTTTCCTGCCTGTTACTGTAATTACACCTTTATTGCTTGCCATATTTTTATCCTTTCCCGGCCTTAACCGTTTACAAATTTAAAGAGCATACCGACCGCCGTCCAGCTTACGGCTGCCGCTTAACTTCCAGGAACCATTAAGCAGGTTCTTTTTATACATGGAAGCTGTCGTCTGTAGTACAGGAATCCCTGCCTCTGACTGGAAGGTCAGCTTCTGTTCCATTTTCACACTTTCTGCCGCTTCTATGCCTATGTTCTGCGCAGCTTCTACCTTTACGCCCTCTTCTGCTGCCATTTTAAAACAGCTTCCGGACAACTCCGCCTGAACCGGAACTGTAACTGGCACTATAACGCTCATAGCCACCGGATAAAAATCCAGCGTCTCGTTACTGTCGTATCCGTTTAATTTTCGGCTGCCGTCCAGCTTCCAGGTTCCATCCAGTTTTAAAACAGCCAGATTAAACCTGGGATAAAACTCAGAAAAGAACCGAATCTTGTTCTCGTATTCAATAGGTACAGGAACCTGTACACCAATATGAAACACTAGTTCTTCCAGCCAGGAACGTACATTCTTGTAAGCCTGGATCCTTTCTGTGATTCTTTCTCCTGTGCCTGTCTCTATTTCATCATCCAGAGCCAAATCTACTATCGCTTTAAAAAAATAAGGATTCCCACCATAATGATACCATTCTTCTAAGCGGCCTCCCTGATACAAAGCTCCCAGATATTCCGTGAGAACAGAGCCTGTTCCGCCTCGTAGATACCAAGCAAGCGTCTGTTCTACCATTTTTTCTCGCCGGTCCCTTCGATCCTCTGGATTGTAATACTGTGTTCGAAGTTCGACAGCCAGTAAATTTAATACCTCGTCCGGAAGCTCTGGAATGGATGCGTATACAGATGCTGCTCTGCTGTATGTCTGAAGCTTCTGCAGACCCTCCTTTACAGCTGCACTAAGCGCCTCTGTCTGTACCTGTTCCAAATGTTCTGGAAGAACAGATAATAAGTCAGCCTCGCTGAAATTAATCATCCTGAAGTCCTCCATAAACCAGATTAATACGTTCCGCCTTCGCTACCTTTGCACCTGTGATTTCCGTAAAAGCTGGGCTTCGAATCTCCACCCACTTAACGCCTGCCTGCATCAGCTCATACATCAACCTGGAGGGGTTAATATCTCTTGCTATAGCAGACTGCTGCCAATCAATATAGGACTGGCAAGCACTCTCTGCTTTCTTTTTTATTTCCTCTACCATATCCCGATCTGAAGATTTAATATAATAGGTAGCGTCAATCTGATATTTTATTTCCTCCGGAGTCTTTACTTTGACCAAATCAGTCAACGGCCTTCGGCTGTCATCCGATAAATACTGTTCCAGCTCTTTCAGGAATCCTTCATCCGGCAGCTTTCCGTCTTGCATCATCACATAAATATCTACTTCTCCCGGATTTTCTGAGTAAATTTTGCAGTCTAAAATTTCGCTGCTTTTTGTCATTACCCAGTAGCGGTAGGCGTCTTCCGGCCCAGCAGTCGAATATGAAGAAGGCGACAGATAGATTCGTTCTGCCAATGATTCATCATTTTCTCTATCTTCTCCCCCTGCCGTTGTCGTTGTATTCGTTACTGTGCCGATGTAGTTGATTGGATCTACCAGCGCGTGCAGTTCTCCAGGTAAAAAGCCGTTTCCTTCCTCTCCTGGCGTGAGGCAGGCTGCCGGGATCTCCACAGACATTTCTCCGGCCGGAATCTCTCCGTATTCCTCTGTCGAAAAGAATAACTCCCGCCCCTTTACCCGGGTTCCTTTCGGGATTCCGATGACCTGCTGCTGCGCTGCTGACAGCGTAAAACGCAGAACCGTTTTTGCCTGTTTTGCTGGATTACGCTCTACCTTCTTTAAAGCTGCCAGATTATCTAGGAACTCGCCGTTGCTGTACTTTAACAGCCCCATTTTTCCAGCCTTGTCAATATACTGCATTCCCTGATACAGAAGAACAGAACAGCTATACAAAATTAATCGGATTGGATCTGCTTCCGGAAGTTCTGCTTCCTTTCCTGTCAGCTCTCTGTAGCGTTCCTGATACGTCTTCAGCAGATCGGATAAAAAAGTCTCAAACGAAATGCCTTCAATAAACGAAATCTCTGGATACTGTTCCAGGCGTTCTTTCACTGTCGTGCTCATTCCCTCCTCCTTTCGCATTCGATCACCGCCGTCATAAGTCCTGTTTCATCTGCCTGAAACGAAGCTTTTCGGATTCGAACATCCGGAACATAGCGCTCCGCTTTTTTTAATGCCTCCTGATAAAATAAGCTTTCTGCCACCTCTGGAAGCTCATCCAGGCATTCCCAGCTGATTCCAAAATCTCTGTCCACTGGCACAGAGCCGGCCCGTGTCTCCAGAAGCGTCTGCATCTGGTTTTTTAATGACTCGTCTCCTGTCTGTATTACAATTTTCATGCAGCGCCCTCCCTATACATATTCCTGAAGCGTTAATTCCGCTGTCGCCCGGAGCAGTTCGCCTTTATTGAGGATCTTATCCCAGGCTTCAGAGCTTTTTACGAGTACCCACCGTCCAGCTCCTACCTGCCTCTGGCCAATGATCAGATACTCGGCTGTCCCTCGTTCTGTCATTTCTTCCATTTCCTCCAATAAATCTCTGGGGGATACTCCAAGGCCTGCATCCAAGAAAACCGTGAATGTAATTTTCTGCAGCTCCGATCCTCCAAAAGATACCAAAGGCTTCTGGCCGATTCGCTCCATTTGATTCCATTTTCCCGACAGCTCCCGTTTCATGTTTTGAAATATCAGAGCTTCTCTATCACTGATTTTAAAACGAAGTTTTCCAAACGTGCCTATCTTTGCCATTATAAAGAATCCACCTTCCTTTTCATTGCAAGAAGTTCCGAGACGGAAATAGAACCAGAATTGTCTTCCAAAATAAGAGATGCTGCATGAATTTGCAGTATTCCAGCAGCCGCCTCTAAAAATGCTGCGCCTTCTTTCTGGAATTCTTTATAGTATACGTCTGCCCCACTTTTTTTCGGAGCCATGGACTGGTTCCAGAATTTTCCCATGGCAATTCCCATACTGCTGTCATTGGACAGATGGACCACCAATACCAAATCCCCGACGTCTGGCATTTGGTATTCTTTCCCGAATCCGCAGAACACAGGAAGCTCCGCTGTACTCTTATCACTCCTGTCTGGATAAACCACGCGGACCGTCCCGGCCGCATAATTAACAAAAGATACCTTTCCGATTCTGATTTCATTCACGCTTTCCACCTCCTACGGAATGGTTAATTCTGTCCCTGGATAAATCCAATACCCTCCATTGGAACTTTGACGCCCTCGTTTTTTTGCTTCTTCTTCAATTATTTCATGGTTCGCATCATAAATGATAGTGTACTTGGTTCCGCTGCCATAATAAGCCTTTGCCAAATCCCAGAGTGTATCGCCGCGTTTTACAATGTAGTCTCTTTCCTGTCCCCCTGAAACCTCTTCAGGCGTCTCTTCTGTCCGCGTCTCTCCCTTTATCCGGTAAAGGCTCAGTCCCTGTTCATATTCTCCACCGGAAGAAATCCGATGCAGGACTTTTGACACAAAATAAATCCCATCTATTTTTCCAAATCCTGTCAGCTGTACGGTCTGGGAAGCGGCAAGGGCCAGCGATATGTCCGGCCAGAGAGACAGTTCCGCGGTGATTTCCTTCCGATTGGCATTCCTCATGGCATTCTTTCCAATCTGCTCCGCATCTGCGATGCTTTCCGCTTTCTGATTTACGCTTAGGATTCTCCCTTCTGTCCCTACAAAAGCCTCCAGGGTTTCATTCTTCTGTGGATCTGAGTAGGATACCTTGGCCCCTGTATAGGTTCCCTGGATACTGCCTTTATAACTCCACTTTCGTGTCATTTTCGGCCATATGGCTGCCGCCGGCGCTCTTGACTCATATTCTTCATAGGACCAGATTACCAGCTGGGAAGCGTATACCTTAATCCCTAAACCATATTGATTGCACAGTCCTTTCAGGTAAACGCTGTCCGTCTTTCCGTTCTGCTCCTCCCGCTCCAGGGTAATATCCTGAGCCGTATCATAAACAAGAGTCAAGCCATAACGCCCGGCAATCTCAGACGCAATCTGGCGAATTGTCACTTTTTCCCAGGTCTGTGTCCGTTCTGTCTCTTTAAAATCACGATTCACCGGAGATGATACTCCTTCAATGTCTATTTTCTGCGGCGGAGCCTGAATCCGGTAAGAATCCACCACAAACTCCCCACAGCGAATTTCTTTTTTCTCTCCTTCATATCTCCAGTTTTCTAATACGATACCAGCCCGGATCTTATCTCCATTTTCCGGCATCCAGGCTCCAGACCATTTTTCTTCTCTGTCGTTTAAGGTCAAAGAAATCGAATCTGACTCCTCTGTGGAATCTGAGAAGGAAAAGTCCGCTAAAACGCTGGAAATATCCACGTTGGCATCCACTCCGTTATACAGAATATCTGTTCTTATTCTTCGCGTTTTCATTTATTCCTCCATTCCGGCCATCCCTGCTGTTCCTCGTCTGGAAGCTCTGGGATATCAACCAGCACACCAGCCGGAAAAACCACATAGTCCAGCAAGGAAAAATTATTCATCATCAGGATGTCCAGCTTCTTTTCATCTCCGTACTGCTTTTTTGCAATCAGATCCCAGGTATCTCCTTGGACAGTTTTATACTGCTTCATTGTCCGCTCCTTTTAAAATTTGCACATAAAAAGAACGCCCCTCGCAGGAAAGGCGTTTTGATAACTCGTTCTTTCATTGACTTTTTCTGAAAAAGATGTATCATAAGGGCAAATAAGAAATGTGGTGAATTCCATAAGCTTCAGATGAAAAGACGCGCCCAGGCGGCCAAATCTGTGGAGCGTCTTTTCATTTTACATTTTTTTAATTACTACTCTTTTCATTTTTCTAACAAAAAAATTACTGTATTTTACTGTCGTTCTATAAACTGGGAGCTTACTCTCACAACCGTTTTCTCTTCTCCCCAAATCGAGATATATGATTTCAAATTTTTTGTTACTTTACCATACGCCTTGATGCTATCTCCCTCTAAAATCCTTTCGTCTCCTTCTGCCAAATCTCCTGATATATACACGATTTCATTATCTTTTTCAGTATCAAGCAAGAATTCCACATTTCTTTCATCATTTTCTAATACTTGCAGAATTTTACCTGAAACCACCACCATTTCATTTGTGTATTTATCGGGATTTCTTAAAACCTCTTCATAATCCAATAAACTACAATGCGCTTTATAAGAATCCTCTAATTGCACTAAATCCATTTCAGGTTCTATCTGTTTCGCCGCAATTATTTCTGTCGTTGCAATACTTCCGTCCTCATAAATAGTTGTATAGAATAAAAAACTATCCCCATCCCCCGCATTTTTCAAGTCTTCTATACCATATACTCCATCCTCTAAAGAAATTAATCCCATTCCATAATTATTATAAAATCCTCCATCCTCTACCCATAACTCAAAACTCATCGAGCTATCTGCTAGCCCTACATACTCAATGTCTGTGAGAATGCATTTTAGAAGGACTTTCTGATTTTTGTAGTCCTCTAACATTCTATCAGAAAATGTTATTAATGGCACTGTTTCCTCTATTTCATCCCATGAAAACTCTGTCGAATTATTGTTCTTTTCATTATTTAACGCCGTCTCTGCATTAGTACCATTGTTTTCTGAAAAATAAAATTCCTCAGATTTCTCTGCTGTGCCCAATATTTCTTCTGTTTCTGAAATAGTTATCTGCCTTTCTTCTGCTACTTCAGCATCTCCACAACCACATAATATTACACTGCACATCAAAGCTATTAATAACCGTTTCATCTCTGCCTCCCTTTTTTGCTTTAGTATATCATAACAAAAAGTAAAATTCTATGAATTAATACAGGGATTGTCCCATAACTTAAAAAAATCAGGAATGAAAAATCATTAAGCATTCGCGCCCTGTCAGAGCTAGCAGGCGTCCCTCAGCGCACCATCGAGGACATTGAACGGTTTGATCGCTGCAAGGTAGATACCGCCATCAAGCTGGCCGACGCGCTTCAGGTCATGCTGGATAAGCTGTGCCAGAACACCGCCGACACAGAATAAGCCGCCAGGAGAGAGGTTTTCCTCTCTCCTATTTAAAAGCTTACCCTTCGCCTGCCATCTTCATATCGTTCCATGTACTCCTTCCATTTTTCAAATGTCATCATTAACCCGTTATTGATATCCTCTCTGTTGGTATTCCCATAAATGTTAATCACTGGCTGGAAAGCACCTCTTTCGTATCCAGCTCCTGCTGGAACAGCAGAATCACTTCTTGGCCCATTTTGTGAAAGAGATTCGTAAATACGGCTGTAGCTGTTCTTTTCGTAAGCTCCCAGGAGCTTCCCAGCCTCCTGCCAGATTGATATAGCTTTTTGACTGCCATCCAAGGGAACTACTGCCTCCGGCCCCTTTTCTGCGAATGCGGCGATATGGGGTGTGTCAAAAATTCCTCCTTCAGCATGGCCAGGCAGATTCTTTGCAGAATTTCGAAGTTTCCCAACTGCCGTCTGTCCCTCTGGAGTCATCATCGTATTAATTGACACAGAAACCGGTACATTTGCGGTAATCCCTGTCTCGAATGAACTCTTCAGATGCTCTAAAAACTGCCGGGCCGCTGTATCTGCGTTGGGGTATTCGGCCTCTATCGCATTAAACGCAGCTTGCGGAAACATAGCGCCCTGCTGCCGGGCCGCCTCTAAGACAAGAGCCTGCTCCGGGCTTTCTGCAATAATCTGGCCAACCGTTCCCCACAATCCTTCCTCATCTCCTGATGCGGCCCGGATCATGTCAATACTCTGCATGCCTTCTAAAAAAGCCTGCGGAATAGCCTGTCCAGACTGCTTCATCTGATTAATGAGCTGCGTCATCTGCTCTTCGCTTGGTTCCATTCCTTTAACCAGCATCCCCAGAGCATCCTGCGCATCGCTGGGCAGCTCAGCTTCGCCCATGGCTTCATCAATCGCCCATTGAAGTTCCTGCATGAAGTCCTCAGGAAGCATGTTATAAGGATTTGTCATTACCTCCCTGACTTTTTCATCCAGTTTTTGATTTACTTCTTCCAGTACCGGCTCGATCTCGTCCCCATAAGTTGCCATAATGGTATCAACCATAGCCTGCTGGCCGTTTAAGATCGTCTCAGCCTTACTCTGATAGTAGCTCTGCGCCGCTTCCGCCGAACGGGCGTCAAATTCCTCCTGAGAAATTCCACCCTCCATTCCCTTTTCTCCGGCAAGTCTCTGAGCATTTAAACTTGTCAACACCTTTTGATAAGCTTCATCTGTAGACTGAATCGCCTGTTCCGTATAATTCGCCAATTCCGCCTGCAAATTCTGAAAGGAATCCGCATCCAGAGCAGCTCCGGCATACTTCCCTTGAATCATCTGCAGTTTTGCGGCATTTTCCGCTTCCGTGATCATGGAAGTAATTTCTGCCATCTGGCCCAGATAATCACTCACGATTTTCTGCTTGTCCAGAGTCAGGCCGTTTTCTGTGATATCCTGAAGCGCTGCGCTGATATTTTCTTTTAACGGATCCAGCTGAGCCAGAAGAGCCTGGTAAAATGCCCCGCTGTCTTCCGACAAGCCGGTTCCTGCTTCTCCCATAACCAGGTCAACCGCCAGATTTAACTCATATCCTTTTTCGGTGATATAGTCCTGGGCATTCTGCACGTAAGCGTCCACTGCCGCCACATACTCCTGAGCGTCGCCTTCCTTCAGCTCAATTCCCATAGACAGCTTCCAGTCCATCTTTTGAACTGCTTCCATGCTGTCCTTCATGGTCTGGTAGTAGTCGTCTGCTCTTGTGGAAGAACGCTCCATTTCTTCGATTCCGAAGAACAAATCGTCTCCCAATACGTGTTTAGCCGCTTCGCCCAGTTCCTCGATGGAAAGTGTGACGTCTCCAAAATGCTCCGCAAGGTTCTTCACTGCCCGTTCTCTGGCAGCCGCTTTCACCGCACTGGTAATGCCTGCAATTCCGCCAATGGCCAAACCTGCGGCTGCTACCGGCCAGGCTTTTATCATGCCGCTCAGGCTTCCGAATAGTTTAACGGCGGAGGTTATGCCTTTGGCTGCTTTAAAGGTTAAAAGAGTCGATACCAGGCCTGTCAATCCTCCCTGTATTACCTCTGGGTGCTGTAAAAACCAGGAACCAAGCTCTAACACTGGATCTGCAAACCCCATTAAGGCGCTTCCGGCAGATTTGACCTCTCTTCGGATCGTAGGAAGGTTTTCCTCTACACTTTCAGTGAAGGAGTTTAACCACTCGGTTCCCGTCTGTACTCCTTCCCGGAACGGTTCAGAAAGTCCCTCATAAATAGCAATGCCAGCTCCTTCCGCGGAACTTTTAAGGAGCGTTACATCTCCTTTGAGATTATCCATCCGGACGCCTGCCATCTCTTCGGCCGCTCCTTTTGCGTGGTAGATAGAATCAGAAAGCTTTTCGTAGTCCTCGTCACTGGCGTTTACTAAAGCCAACATTCCGGACATGGCTTCCTGACTAGCCAGACTTGCCGCCGTACTGGCCCGTTCTGACTCAGACAGTCCTGAAAAGCCTGCACGCAGATCTCTTAAGATCTCATCCAGAGAGCGCATACTGCCGTCTGAGTTGGTGACAGAGAGTCTAATACGCTCCATGGCTGACGCTACCTCGGCGGTAGGTTTAACGATACGGCTAAATATTGCCCGAAGAGACGTACCAGCCTGCTCTCCTTTAATGCCGGCATTGGCCATCAAGCTGATAGCTGTTGCCGTATCCTGAATACTGAAACCCAGTGCTCCAGCCACAGGAGCCACATACTTAAATGTCTGCCCCATCATAGCCACATCTGTGTTGGAACGGGCAGACGCCTGGGCCAGCACGTCAGCAAACTCTGCAGAACGGGAGGCTTCCAGATTAAACGCCGTCATAGCGTCCGTTACGATGTCGGATACCTGTCCCAGATCCTCCTCGGAGGCGGCCGCCAGATTCATGATTCCTGGAAGGCCGGCCAGCATGGAATCCACATCCCAGCCAGCCATCGCCATGTATTCCAGGCCCTGCCCCGCTTCTGTCGCGGAGAATTTTGTCTCAATTCCCATCTGCTTGGCCAGAGCTTTCAAACGTGCCATCTCTGATTCAGATGCCTGGGAAATAGCCTGAATCGTGCTCATCTGGGATTCGAAACTGGCTCCGGCTGCTGTCGAAGCCGCTAAAGCTCCGGTAATTCCAGCAGACGCAGCGGCAGCTCCTTTTGCCATAAACGAAAACGTTTTATCAACAAACGCATCCATCTTATTGACAGATGATAAAAAGCTCTGATTCGTCCGTTTGGAGAAACGATACAGGTTATCCAGCTCTCGCTTCGTCTGTGAAAACGCCTTATCTAAAGAACTGTCTTTTTCTCCTCCGATTTGAATCTTTACTTTGTATTCTTTCTTATTTGCCATTGCGCAGCCTCCTTTCTTCCTTGGCGGCTTCTGAAATATCCAACAGTATCCGATTCAGCGTTTTAAGCGGAAGTCCAAAAAAGAATCCCAGGCCTGTATGGGTGTATTTCGACGCAAAGATACAGGCTTTTCGGGCTTCCTTGATTTCCGCCGGATCCCCTACGCCTACATGAAGAAAAAACGGTAAATCCTGTTTTTAAGCTTAATCGCATCCTTAGCTTTCATTGTTCCCAGTGTCTCTAACGGCAGCCTTGTCAGTCTCTGAGCTACCAGCTCCGCGAACAGGAGGGACGTCTCCTGCATGACCGTGCCGCCGCCGCCCATCAGCTCGTAGGTATTGTACAGCTCGTTTAAATCATTGAGCGTTAAATCATCCAGTCCTGTTAAATCCAGTTCTGTCACCTGACTGCCCTGATGTTCCAGCGGCTTTGACAATTTAATGATTTTCCAGTTATTCGCTTTTTTTGAATTCTCTTTCTCTGGAGAATCCGCCAGATTTTCCGGTCTTACAGCTTCCCTGTTCTTCTCTTCCATCATTTTTGCAGCTCCTCCTTAGCACATATTCCGGACTTCTTTGAGAATGTCTTTTCCGTTTGCAATATATACTCCATTTAATTTGTCGATCTCAAGCATTGTCGTGCCGTCGATGACGATTTTGTAATAGCTCAGGCTTAACGTTACGCTGGAATTCATCTTTCCGCCTGCTTTTACTGTTCCAGGCGAAAAGGTTTTCACAACGCCGCGCACAGCTATACTCATCTGAGAGTAGCTGACTTTTCCGGAGCCGCTGTCCATGCCCTGAATCGCTCCATTTAACATCAGATCAACTGTTTCGTTTGGATCCATCATCGCAAAGGCAGATTTGCTCAAGGTTGTATATGGAATCTTCATGTCCATCGTATCCGTTAATCCAATCACCGGAACCTCCAGATTTCCGCCTGTTCCGGAGCCCTCCAGTGTATCCGTCAGATTTGTTACCTCTGGAAGCTCGACTTCTCCAGAGATTCCAATGAGCACAGAGCCGTTGCGGTACAGATTGAATCGGTTGATTACCTGTGGCTTAAACATTACTATTCCTCCTCTCCTACGATAGCTGCCTGTAAGGTGGTCATATCAAATTCCTCAGATGCCTGGATATACTCAAGCGGAGTGTACGGAGCCAGATAAATCTTTACCTTTACATGGCCGTTTAATAAATCTTCTTCGCTGTTTTCTCTTTCATCGTACTCCATGCGAAGTCCGGCACACATTCCCTGGCTGACCAGACTGTTGCCCCAGATATTGAAGCTGTTGACAATATCATCACTCGTCCTGCGGTTCATAGGGCTGTCCAGGCGTTTCTGGTACTGGCGGATGAAATAGTTTGCCACAAAAGAAAACATCCGCCGGCATCCAATCCGGTAATCCTTCGGATCCGTGTTTCCCGGATAACAGCCTGTGTTATTTCCCCAGCTTCTCCATCCTCCATCATTGATCGCTGTAACAATTCCATCCCCGTTTAAATAGGCAGCCTGCGGCTGATCCAGAGTAATCTCTGTCCCGTCTGCCAGAACTGCCCCCTCTGCATTCAGCAGTTTGTTGGATGGGTAAATATAGGGCACATCCCCATTCGTTGCTGTGTAATAGCTGGCCATGGCCCCGTAAGCCGCTGAAAACGCCATATGCTTTCCATCCATCAAAAGTTCCGGCCAGCACACAATACTGTGCGGATCCGTATATCCTGCCTTTTCCTTAGCCACTCCGCATTCCGTGTATTTCCGATTTTTTTCCGTATCCAGGTCCAGTACGCATTCGCAGCGGAACACTCCGTTTAATTCCGTGCATTTCTCCTGCATGGCTGCGCCTACGTTTGGCATCTTGCTCCATCCAGGGGCGAGAATCAGACCAGGAGAGAAGTGATACATCGGATACACCTGCCGGATGGTTTCAAGGCCGGTTTCCTTTCCAGATTCCATGTCATAAGCTCCAATGATATCCTCTTCTGTCACCATGGAAGCATCCAGATAACGATAGGAAACCTGGATCTGCTCTAAGTCGTACCCGTCTCCTGTACTCAGCATTGTGATAACTGGATATCCCAGCTCATTGAAGCTGACAATATAGTCCTTTTCTGGAGTAAGCGCTGGTCCCTGTGCCGCAGCTCCTACTTTCGCGCTTCCTACTTTTGCAAAGTCCGCCATAGCGCCGCTTCCCTGATTGATCTGAATCGTGCTTAACAAAATGCCTTCCTGCTCCAGAACAGCCTGGTGACTCAGAATCTGGATATTTTTGGATTCCGAATCCTTACTGTGACGCTCCGGATCCAGCACATTAATAAAGACAGCTGGATATACCTGGAACAGTTTCCAGGATGCGTACATACTCTGACACAGAGTATACAGATTCCATCGTTCCGAGTATCCAAGCTTTTCCTTCGCCTCTTCCCAGGAATTTAAGAGAATCGGTTTATTAACAGCCTGTTCCGGATGTGCCGTCAAGTGAATGGGTGCTGTTCCTACGATCACCTGAACGCCGTAAGAAGTAGATAACGGCCTTACATTCGCCGTCTGCTTTTCTGTCACCTCAATCCCGTGTTTATACATGCTTCTCCTCCTTAATCTGTTCTGCTTTCTGGTAAAGCATAAAAAGCTCCGAATCCTGCTTTCTAAGCTCCATCCTTTTTTCTGCCAGTTGCGACGTCGGAACAATCAGCCCGCGAAGAAACGGGTATGCTCCCATCAGCTGAGCCATCTTGCTGGAATATCCTCCGCGCAGTACAGTGCCCTTCTGAATAATTCCATAAAAAGACGGCCCCAGATAAACGCCGGCCGTCTGCTTTTCATCTTTGCTATTCATAATTTTCCTCACATTCTAAATCCGGAAGATTCCATGTCATCTCAATTCCGCCAAAAAAATAAGGATAAGTATCTTCTTCCTGTTCAATCGCCTTCATGGCTCTTTCGCAGTAAAAGGCATCCATTACTGGGTGTGTCCGGAAATACCCTGTCACACAGTTTAAAAGGTTCCACATCGTCTGATGCCCGCCGTCCTGAGCATACAGACAGAACACCAGATAAACCTTCGCTTTGGCTGCATCCTCTTTCATTTCCACTTCTGTGGTTTTTACCACACAGTATGGGATTAACGTATCCTCCACAGCCGAATCTCCCAGGGATTCGCTTTCTTCCATTTCCCAATAATCTGGCAGAGACAGCTGTGGCAGCGTTCCGGGGTATCCTTTCAGTTTTTTTCGCTCTCCCTTTGTTCCTGTCAGCAGGATACGTCCTGATAGCTCTTCAATCGTTTGGATTAAACATACTTCCAGCTGATTATTGGTCATAGAGCCTCCTACGCTTTCAGCACGCCCCTGGCTATCAGAGCCGTAATTATCTCATTGATTTTATTTTTCGTATCCGTGGGAGTCTCCGTGGATAAAGTCTCTATCTTGGTGGCCGTTCCTGTCAGTCCTACACCGGCAGCACCCTGAGGCCCTGCTGGGCCACGCTCTCCTGGCTCTCCTTTTGCGCCGGCAGCGCCCTGCGGTCCTGCCGGTCCCTGATCGCCTTTTTCTCCTTTCGCTCCAGCTGTACCCTGTGGCCCTGCCGGACCTCTTTCTCCCGTTTCCCCCTTGGGGCCAGCAGGCCCCTGCTCACCTTTCGGTCCCTGAGGTCCTACCTGCTCGTTTTTAATTCCCTGCTCCATCTTATTTAATTTATCAGCTGTAATAAAATCCCCTTCTGACCATGTGGTCGGTTCATAAGACATGTGATTCCCTCCTTTAAATGGTTTTATTTATTAAATTCCACACTGCATCCTGAAGACTCTCTCCAATTTCACCCTCCAGCCTGCGAAACGTCATCTCTGTTAATTTGGAAATAGATGGGCCCTGGGCTTCTCGGATGGGATGTCTGGCGCCGCTTCGCCTCTGAAAAATTCCAGTATGCGCTTTTTTCTGTTTTTCCTGTCTGACTGAGGTAATAAAGCCTTTTAACCCGCCTGTTTCAATGGGCTTCATGCCGCCGCGCTTAACGGCTGCCTTTGCTGCCACCCTTTTTCCATTCTTCCGGAACTGGTATGCGCCAGGAAGAGAAAGCACCTCGCCCGAAACCTGAATCTGTGCAAAGCCCTTCGATAACGTAGCCCATTTTAGTTCCAAACTCTTCTCCGAAAATTTCCCTCTCCGGATGGTATACTCGCTCTTTGTATCCTGATACAAGCGCTTTTTGGCCTGTTTCGCCGTCTCATTTACCGCCTGTTTCAGCAAAGGTTCCGCTTTTTTTCCAGATTCCTGCAAGAGCTTTCGAATTTCGTCCTGATTTTCCAGATGAATTTTTAGTATCATACGCCCCTCACCGCTTCCAGACTGATGGAATAAATCCCATCCTCATTCACCGCGTCAATAATCCTGTATTTCCTGTCATCCAGCGTAAGAAGGCGGCCAATGGCCGGGAGAGGACCGAACTCTTTTGACAGCACATAAAAAAGCAGCTTTCTTTTATAAATTCCATCTAACTCATCTCCTGATGGAGTTCGCTTCTCCCGCTCGATCATCTCGTTGTCATCTACCAGGATGCAGAGAGTCCTTCCGTCAATCCTGTGGAGCGAGCCAAACTCCGCAGGATTGAGGAAAACAGAACGATTATCCTTTGCAACGATATCTTTAAACCCCATACTAACCTAACAGTTTTACAAAGGCAGTCAGCTCGTCCGCCTCTGCCGCCTCTACCGCATAGCCTACAGTCGCAGTGCCGCCTGTATCTTTATCAATTCCTTCTTCGTCATCAAATTTGACCGGATCTCCCACAGCCAGAGCGATACCTGATTTTTTTTCAATTTTAAACACTCCGACCATATGAACGGATCCTACTCCTTCTGGAAGAATGTCAGTCCCCGCTACTCCAATATGAGCGCCCAGTTTTAAGACAGTTCCCGCCGGAATCACAGTTCCTGTTTCATTTAAGTAATCTAAGGATTCGCCTTTCTGCCAGTATGTTGCTGTTTTTGCCATATGCTTGACCTCCTATGCTAATCCGATTGGTGATTCTAAAGTAATACCCGGATTCTTTACTGCTCCCCGGTAGTCCATAACCGCGATACCCCAGTCAAGATATACATCCCAGACAAAGCCTAACTGTCCAGGCGCTTCCATGCGGCGGATATTCGGGATATCCTGTCCGTTTAAGTAGTCTACCTGGATAAAGTCAGTATCGTTCTTGTCTCCCACCATAAACCATGGAATCGGGCTGCCTTCTTTGATCTGCACGTTTAATGTGGCATCTTCCACAATCTGAATCGTATCCTTGTAATTAAACAGAGGGTTGACCGCTCCGGATGCGCTGATAGTCGGGCTGTTGAACAAGGTGTACATAGCAAACTGATAACCCAGCGGAACCACAATCGTACCCGGACGAATGATAATCGCTTCCTCCATATCGTCCTGCTTTTTCTTGTGGCCTCCCAGCGCAAGAATCATCGCCTGCACTGCCTCCTGGGTAATACCGGTTCCTTCCTTCAGAAGGTTTTTATGATCAGAAACGAACAGAGTTTTACCATCGTAAATTTTCGGATTTCCCGTCAGAATCTGGTAAACCTGGCTGTTGATTGTCATTCTGGCCGCTTTCGCCGCACGATTGGGAAGCGTTGTAATCACTCCCATATCATCGTTGATAAATGCCTGGCGTGACATGGTAAACTGACGGCCGTAGGTTTTTAACTGCCTCTGCGGCTTCTTTTCATCAGTCGGAAGCGTGTGCTTTAACTCTCCGTTCTCCGGAACCTCCAGGAACCGGCCAAATCCACCCTGAACATAATAATTGTCTGCCTTCTTGAAGTCTGTCAGGGTGCCTCTGGTAGTAAACTGCTCAAAGGTAACCGGGGCTGTCTTGTGGCCCTCCACATAGGATTTGCGGATTACATTATCCATAATCGCCGGGAAAGCAGAAGATGGATTATAATACGCTCTCTGAAGCAGCGCTGAATATACCTCATCTCCGGATTCCATGTAATAGTTTCTCTGAGAATCCTCCTGTGTCAAACAGTTGGCCGCGATCATCTGCAGCGTAGCGTTTCTGAAATCATTAGCTCCCGGAGCCGGATTCTCTACATGGATCCCCTGGCGAAGAAGGATTCCGTCTGTCATTGCATTGCGTTTCTTATCTCCCTCGTCTTCCGTGACTCTGGTTCCGACTGGCCCTTTTGTCCGCTGCAAGTGCTCAATGACAGCTGCTCTCACCTGATCCAGGGTACTGTCATTGGAAATATACGGCTCTGAATCCATTCCGAATCGCTGACATAAATCTGTAATGTCTCGAACCCGCTGGCGTTCTGCCATGGCCGCGGCCCGTGCCTCATCACCGCCTGGTGCAGCTTCTCCAGACGCTGGAGGATTTCCCGCTGGAGGATTGGCTCCTCTCTGGCCTTCCTGCCCTGAGGCAGTCATGCTGTCAATCTGTTCCTGAAGAGAATCAAATTCTCTTTGCTCTTCCGCCGTCAGGCTACGTCCCTGCTGCCTTGCAGCCTCTGTCAGTTCTCTCTGGCGGGCAATCATTTCCTGTAAATTCATTTGTGTCCTCCTTCTTTGATTAAGATATAGGCTAAAAAGGATGCCTATTTAAACACCTTGGCATCTTTCAGCTTCTTGATTAAATTGTTAAATTCCTCCTTCGTGGGAGCTTCTCCTGCTGCATCAGCTGGAGCTGATACCTGTACAAACGGCACATTTTTCGGAGCCTGGTAATGCTCTGCAATAAATGTGCAGATTTCCTCTAACGGGCCGGATGGAATTGTTTCAACTGCCTGACCTGTCAGCGCTGCGGCGGCTTCTCTCATAGCCTGTTCTAAATTTTCCATGTGTTTCACCTGTCTTTCTCTTTAAAATTCTTCTACTAACTTCTTTATCGAAATATCGAGGTCACAAATTGAGACCCCCTTCACCTCAACAGAGAATTTTTCAACTTCTCCCATTTATGCCGCGATCTGCAACATCGTGTTATTCTTCTGAATGAATTCCCTAATCTGATCATATCCCCAGCCACAATCAACTAAACCGCTAACGAGGCACTCCATGGACTGTATTGCCCTGAGCTGTTCTTCTGATAGATAGTCTCTCAGGTTTTCCTTTTGTCCGATTCCAAATTCTTCCCTTAACTGCTTTGTATTCTTTCCAAACAAAACCTTGTAAATGCAATTCGTATATGTGGAATAGGCGTGTCCGTGCATACGTTCATTTTCTGTTGACTGTTGAAGAGCCTTGGTAAGAGACTGTCTGACCGCAATTCCTTTCTCACGCTCAATCAGTTTTCCCTGCAAGGTTTTCTCCATGGCATTGAACTGCTTAATGTATGCTTCCTTAAACCGCATTGCTTTCTCGCCGGTATATCCCATGACCAAAATAGTAAAACCATCTCGTGTCATGTAATACATCGGTTGCTTATGATTTTGCTCATTCAAATATTCCGACTGCTCAAAATTGAGCCGCCGGAACTCATCACTGCATTCAAGCTGCCTAATATCTCGCAATATATTTTTATGGTCTTTTCCAAATGTCTCTGCTACATCTAAGCTGCTTACTACTGTCATTTCTGCTTTGTTTACTCTTTTTACCTCTACTAACATATTTTCAATCCTTTCGTTGAATTTTGCCAATATCAATCTGACATCATCTAATTTCTGGTATCAAAAAAGGCCCAGCCTTTTGCTGAACCTTAACTTCCTTTTTTCTCTGTAATTATTTCCTCTGTGCCTTCATCAGATTTTCGTTCGCCTGGACTATTCGTTCCAGAACAGACAGTTCCGCTGGCTGTACTGCTGGAGAAATTTCCGGTCCGTCATAGGTACGCCCTACCCCTACTGTTGCATCTGCAGGTACGGACACAATACTGATTTCCAGAGGCGTCCACTTTTTTGCAATATAGCACGGTCCGGTAAACCTGCCATCACTGGATTTCTTTCCTGCTGCCACTTCTTCCCAGGCATCTACACTATAACCAACGGATACTCCCTTCAGGGTTTTTCCATCTACTTTCTTCCGGATCTTTTCCGCTTCGTCGTCATCATCAAACTCAATGATCGCTTTTCCACGGTTGTCTTCGTTCCAGGCTTTTACGACCTTTCCGATAACCTGATCCCTTTTATGATTAAACAAAACGACCCCAATACTCTGGAGTCTGCTCAGATCCATGCATCCTCCGGAGTGATCTAGGATTTCCACTCCATACCACCTGGAATAGGGCTCCTCCGACGAAAAAGACAGTTCAAACTGCCTCTCATTTTCGCCTTCCCCCGCCGCCCGGATATTGGCATTCATAAACCGTGTTGGGCAGAAATCATTTTCTCCGCCTGGATTTTTATGCATCGGCTTTCGTTCCATTTTTCTTTCCCTCCTCTTCCTCCGGCTCCTGCGCGCCCGGTCCTCCCGCCAGCATGGCAGCCAGGTCAATGTTCTTTTCAGCAGCGTACCGGTTTGCCTCATCCATCTCGTCAATGACCTGTTTCCAGTCCCGCCCGGCTTCTGCGCAGATCTGCTGGAATGTTTTCTGCCCCGTTTTTAACATTGTTGCATTAGCATTCGCTTCTTTCGCCGGATCGATCCAGCGTTTAGGCTTAACAACCCATTCATGGGCTGTATAATCTCTAATATTGTTCCAGAAATCATTTCCAGAGATAATCCCTTTCAGCCAGCAGGATATCACAAAGGTTTCATAGATTTCATCCAATACCTGGAACAGAAGCTCCTTTTCTTCGTCATAGGTCAGATCATCCTCTATTCCGCTCTGGCGTGCGCTGGAATAGTTGGTTTCGGACATATCCCTTGCTGTAGCCTCATAGGACAGTCCAGATGCCGAAGAAATCAATCGCTGCTCCGCTTTCAGAAATGTGGCAGCATCAGAGCCCTGTCCTGGCGGTGTAACCGTCTGCGCATCGTCTCCTGGATTCATTTCCAAAATCATGCCTGGGACAATTCGCTTTCCCTCATAGCTGATTTCACTTTGCGGCTTTCCATCCCTTCCGCGGTTTGACGCTAAATTGTTTATACGTTTAACCAGAATTGCCAGGCAGGCAGCTATCTTTTCCTTAATCGTTACAGCTGAGATAAACTCATTCATATCTTTAATTCTGGTTACAGTAGGAGCCAGATCCGTCATTTCCCGGATCTGAGAAGGCCGACGCTTCGCGTAGTAGAAGATTACATCCTTAGCCGGAATATACATGGGCTTCATCCGCGTATACCCGTCAATTTCATACTGCGTAATCCAGTATCCCGCTGGGCGGTTCCAGCGGTTGTACTCAATTCCTCCAACTACCTTATTGTCTTTTTCTTTCGGCTGGATTTGAGTGGCGTCAAGCTCATCCACCTCCAGGATCTGCAGCTGAAACGGCAGATATCCCTGCGAAGTATATCTCTTGATAATCAAAATCCCGCCGTCAACAATTTTTCTTTGAATCAGCATCCGGACAATCTGGGTAAAGCTCTGAGTACCTGTGACATCGCAGTTTTCTTTTTCGCACCATCGTTTCCAGGCAGCTTCCAGAATCTTATTCCGGTCTGCCTGCTCTGTTGTTACGCGAATCTGAAGCCCTCCGCCTATCACGTTCCTGCGAAAGGCACGGATAACTGAGTTTAAAATATCGGAGTTACGTTCCAGGTCTCTGGTTCTCGCCCGGATGACATCTCTCTCAAAGCGGTCTGTCAGCTCTGCTGACTGATTCTGCGTATTCCACCGGGACTGCAACCTTCCCGAATCACTGGCGTCATAATTCCCACGCTGCTCTTCGTAATACTTCCTCCACCGCATCCTCTCAATACCGGCTTTTGGGCTGATGATTCCGATAATCCGGTCTATCACTGTCTGCTTCATGCTACCTCCTGTTATCGTATCCAAAATCAGCTGCATATGCGCCGTAGAGGAATCCACTTTCCTGGGCCTCCTGGGCTTCCAGACGGTTTCTTTCAGCAATTAGTGTAGATAAATCTGCCCTGGTAAGAGAACGGGTTCCTATCTTATAGGACTGTCCGCCTACCATAATGTTATAAATGGCCTCATTTAAAACCCGCAGCTGCTGGCTTGGGCTGGAATAAGGCTTCTCTACTGCTTCTGGCGTTTGATTGGATTCATGTTCTATTCTTTCTTTTCCTTCCATTCCTTTACCACCCTTCTAATTCATTGTCACGGATCCACTGTTCTTCTTTCGGTATCTCCGCTGTTTTTTTCTTAGGCGGTACATACCGCTCTTGATGCCAGATTCTGGCGCCGCGAATGTCTGCTGCTGCCATTGCATACACCTCTGCATCCAGATAGTGATTATCTGTATGGGTTGTCTTAGGCACCCACTTTTGTGTGACTGCTCCATTTACCTGCCGTTCATTAATCTTGTGCTCTGCTGTCACTTGGTTGGCATATTCTTCATCAATCCCTTGAAATACCATCCAGGAACCGGTTCCATTGTTCCTGCGCATCCTGGAAGCAATTCGATCCTTGTACTTCCCGGTATCTACGATAACCAGGTTAATACCGGCTGCCTTTGAACCAGCCTTATTGATTACGCTGTATTTGTAATCCGTCTCCAGCCTTTTACTGGATCCCTTACATGGAAGCGTGTAATCCATGGTATCAGCACAGAAATCATATACCATATCCGTTTGATCTCCAGAGTCGACCAGAACAAGAGAGGGAGTCAGCTTCTCACCATTCTTTTTTTCGTAGTAGAGATTCATAATGTTGTCGGCGTTCCAGAGATTTGTTTCCTGCCCTCTGGCAATCAGCTGGCTGGTCCAGTGTTCTCCCCATGCACGTATGACCCAATAAATACAAGTCTCCTGCACGTCAATTCCCCCTGTCAGCTCAATGGCCCAGTCAGGTACTTCAAACTCCGGGAGCTCCGTCTGGCGTTCCTTCACCAGATCCGCCGTCGTCTTGAGTTTCGTATCTTCCCATGGTTCCGCCAGCCAGCTGTTGACAAAGTTTTGAAGCATATCTGGATCTTTATAAGATTTCAAATGTTCTTCAGCCGCTTCCGCCCAGGTGACGAACACACTGTACAGGGAGCTGATATGATATCCGACCGTCTTAGGTCTGCCAACTCCCCTCTTTTTGACTGCCCGCCATTCTCCCTCTCGAAGCATCTTCGGCTTGTCCTTATCAAGAATCTCGCAACCGCACGCCGGGCAAATATACTTAGCTGTCTGTGCTCTCTCATAGGGCGACATTTTCTCCTCATCATCCTTACAAAATAAAATCTGCTTAAAAAGAAGCTGCTGCATTTCCCCGCAGTGAGGACAGGGAACAAAATATTCTTTTACCTCATCTGCGCTGTCATGCAGAGACCAAATATAGTTCGTCTTAAGCGTCGGAGTAGAACAGGCATACACCTTGCTCTGACTCTTGAATGTTTTAATACGCTCCATGGCAAGATTGTAGGGAGATGCCTCTTTCTTTGATGCGCCTCCCATCTTGTCAATTTCGTCAAAAAATAGATATTTGATTGCTTTTGACGCCAACTTGGAGGGAGAGCCGGCTCCTCGCAGATACACCGTCATATTTTTGAATTTCAGGCGGAGCTCCTTGGAGGCATTCTCGTAAAACTGCTTTTTAATCTTCGGAACCAGGCGAAAGGCTGGTTTCAGCTTGTCATTTGAGATGTCTTTAGCCAAATCATCCGAAGGATAGACAATCATCGTCGGGCCAGGTTCCTCTGTAATGAGATATCCCAGCATATTGATCAGGACTTCTGTACCTCCCAGCTGGGAACCCTTGCAGAGATAAACTTCTCTGATATGCGGCTCATTCAAGGTATTCATGATCTCCACCAGGTACGGCGTTACATCATTAGACCACTTTCCGGATAAATTACTGCTTTCATCCAAAACGCGGTATTTTTCTGCCCATTCACTGACCTTTAACTCCTCCTGAATGGAGAGGGCAGCACTGATTACTCTTTGGAAAAGCCGGCGCGTTTTTCTTCTGGCTTTTTCCCGACGTGTCACTCTTCCTCATCCTCCTCTTCTTCCAGCTCCTCTCCTTCCAGTGTCTGTTGACCGTCAATTTCATCTGGATCGTATTCTGACAATTCTTCCAGTGCAGAAAGAAGCTCTTTTTTAATGATCTGAATAATTTGGTTGATGTCCTCTTCACCAGCCACCTGCATAGCCAGCTTAGCAGGCACAGAAAGCAGCCGGTTTTTAAATCGAATCAACATGTCAGATAGAAAAGCCTCCACATCGGCAGCCTCATGAAGCTCTCTGCGAAGGCGTCTGAGCTTCAGAAGAGAAATCTGTTTTTTTACTTCCTCATGCTGCGCCTGCACTTCCTCTTTTGAGATTGAGGCACGTCGGCCCGTTTCCGCATTCACTTTGTACTCAATGTACTCCTGAATACTCTTTTCCAGATTGTAGCCTCTGCCTTCCTGCGTCAGCTTGAAAAGCCCTTCTTCCCTTAATCCACGGACTCTTCTGGAGCTGAGTCCCAGGCATTCCGCCAGCTGTTTTTGATTTACTACCATCGTTTGCCCACCTCCCCAGCAGTCTCCCAAAAGCGGAAGGAAATGCCATCAATTTTTTTCTCATAAAGTCAAAAATACCGCGCTTTCCCCGGACCCGCATAGGGGGTAGGGGGTAAGTAGTACCTACTCCCATTCAACGCTCAGGGCAAAGGAAAAGAGCGCCCCCTTAGGCGCTCTCTCCTTACTTCGTATTCTTTTCTTCCTGCTCTTTTGCAAAGGACATCATCAGCTCTGTAATCTGTCCAGCCTGGCTGACTCCTGCCGTCTCACAGGCCTTTTCGAATCGTTCCGCTACTTCCCGCTTAATTTTAAAGCTTTTTGTCATGTAGCCGGCTTTCTTCTGATACTTCTGGCTTGCAATGGTTTGAGGGTTCGGGCTACCTTTTGGCATCTCTGTCCCTCCTTATTGTTCTGTAAATATTGCGGCCAATGAAACCAGCCGTCACTGCAATTACTGCAATTATTGCGATTCTCATTGTTAAAGATGGCGATTCGTGTTATACTTTTGATATGGGGAGGATTTCTCCTCCCCTGCTGTGTTATTTCCACAGCTTATCGATTATCAGAATGATAATCCCAGTTATGAGCCCTGTCAGGAATTGAACCGCTACTTCAATCCAATTGACTGGGCTTTTTCTTTTTCTTCGGCTTCTGCCTTTCGCCATCTGTTCTCACCTCCTTACATACTATATTATATCATATGGTCTACCCTATGTCAAGCATTTATTACACTTTATTTAGTATTTTATTCACAATTTTATCAACATCTTGTGGATAATAAAAGCACCCGGCACATGACCGGGCGAGAAAGTAGGAGGTAAACATGTGGCTTGCGGGAGAAGGATTCGAACCTCCGTCCTCCAGCTTATGGGGCTGGCGAGCTTCCGCTACTCTATCCCGCTATGTTGCCGGTTTTACCCGGCATTCTATGTAAAGGAGTAAAGCCGCCGGCTGAATGCCTTTGGCTTCCATTATATTCTACAACGACACAAACGACACAAACGACCTTTTTTATTTAATGCCACATTTATCAAGATATTCGTCCCTGATATGCAACCTTGGATAATCTGGGCTGTTACTATAGCCTGTTTTTAATGCAATCTTTTTCCACATCATGCCATCGATATAGAACATCTTAAAAATACATCTGACCTGTCCCTCCTCAATCTGGTTAATCCACTGCTCTACTGCCTTAACCTGTTCTTTTTTCCTCTTCAAACTCTTTTCTCTTTTGGCATAGAGTTCTTTATCGAATCCCACTACACTCTGGGGCCGTCCATATCCAGTCCGGTAATCAAATATCGTACTGTTTCCAAGGCCTGAATCCGTTGTCTTCATTTCCTGGAGCTCTGCCTCCAGAAGCGGAATCGATTGTTTTATTTTTCTGTAGTCGCTTAAAAGTTTTTTTGTAATCTTAACCACTGGTCTCTCCTCCTGTCCTGCTGCCCGCGCTGCCATCCTGCTGCTCACGCTGCTTGCATTGTCTACCCTTTGAACGGTCTAAACATCCCACCATAAGATTCTTCAATATCAATCAAAAGCTTCTGAAGAATGATATAGGATTCTTTTTTCTCATCGAATCCTATTTCTTCTTGAAGCCCGATAATTTTAGATATCATGCAATCTCTTGCATAGGCTGCCCCCTGGTTGAATTCACTTTCCATTCTCCTCTACCAGACCTCTCTTCTCTTTTTATTTTTCTTCCTGAGGTGCGATCTTAATTCGTTCCAGATGCGGATACGTCCTACATCGTCTTACTGCTTCCTCCCACTCCCTGGTAAAGGCTTCCTTTTGTGTTTCCTCCTTGTATTGGTTGTAATCAATCTGATATCTGCCCTTATAGAGGTTTTGGTGTAATGCGTGCTTAGAGACATCGAGGGATTCTCCCAGCGCTTCGCGCACTTGCCGTGCAGGTGCATCGCGAAGAATCTGCTTTCCTGACTGAATATCAGTTACGTCATAGGTATATTTCATAGGCCACCTCACAAAATCAGCCCCAGGTACTTTGGGGTGTAAAAGGTACACTCTGGGCTGGTTTTCCCTGGTATGTACGGATTTAACAGCGTATCTCCCTGGACTACTACCGCGTTGATTCCGAGAAGGCTCAACTGCACATAGCACATATACACTGCCTTCCAATCCAGATCCTGGGCCACTACCTGAAGGTAACGCTGGTAGTTGATTCCCCTGTCCTGCAAGATTTTTGCCACGCTGATCACCATCCCACCGCCGCCGCAGGACGGCTCGTTCAGGCTGATTTTCTTTTTCCCGTCCCAGCCCTCAAGCGCCAGTTTGGCGCAGGCACAGCTCACATGGAAAGGCGTGAAGAACTGTCCTGTGTTTTTGTTTCCTAAGCCGGCTTCCATGTAAATTTCTCCCAGGGCATCTGTCAGATTTTCTTCCAGAAGCAAAGCCAAAAGAGCATACATTTCTTGAAAGACAGATTCTTTTCTCTTGTAGGGTTCTATGATTTTAAGGTATTGTTCTTCCCGTTTTTGCCACAGTGTATCATGCCTGAACGGAAAGGATGCATTCTGAATTGCCAGCGCCATCAGCTTCACCCAGTCGCTGAATATCTCATAGGGGCTTCTGCTACCGGACAGGCCGTTTATCCGATTGATAATTTCTTTCTTATAGTCCATTTCTCTCCTCTATACCACATATTTCTTATGAGCCTGCTCCAAATCCTTTTCATTGATATCAAGATATATCTGCGTTGTATCCACGCTCTCATGGCCAAGCATTCTTGATACCTGCTCTATCGGCATTCCCCTTCGAAGCGCCATCGTTGCGCAGGTTCGACGGAATTTATGAGGATAACAGCTTGCCTCAATTCCTGCACGCCTTTTCAGTCTCCGCATCAGCTGCTCTACTGTTCCCCTGTCCATATGGCTATCTTCCGATACGAGTTCTGGAATTTTATACCACTCACCCCGTTTTGAACAGCGATACTTGTTCGCTTTTTTTGTATCATGTTTCACAAAATAGCCTCCGCAAAATATGTAAGGGTTCTGATCCGTTCTTTCCGACAGGTATTTTTGAAGAGAGACCAGCGCTTTGGCATTCAAATAAACGGTTCTGTCCTTTCCGCCCTTTCCATGCACTACCAGCTTGTCATGGTTCAAATCTTCGATTTTGATGCCGACCAACTCGCTTACCCGGCAGCCGGTAGAGAGGAGCACATCAACGATTGCCCTCTCCCTTGCATTCCTGGTAGCATCGCGGATTTTTTCAATTTCAATTTCCGTAAAGGCGCTTTTCTGTTTTTTATCTTCTTTTATTTTTTCAATCCTTAAAATGGGATTTTTTATTACAATCTCCTCCGCCTGGAGATATTGATAAAATGAGCTCAATACTCGAAGCTCATTATTTGCCATTACCTTAGACACGCCATCCCGTTTCTGCCGGAGTGCAAGATAAAACCGGATATCGTCTGTCGTGACTTCGTCCACCGTCTTATGTACCCTGTCAAACACGAACTTCAATGTTTTTTGATAGCACTCAATTGTCCGCTCTGAGCAGCCTTTTACAATCTTTGCTGTCAGGAATTTTTTAAACAGGTATTCATTCCTGTCTTCTTTTAGCAGCGCAACCTCTGTTGTCCGGTTCTGTACTTCAAACTCTCCAAGAATTGCATCTATTTCAGTCATTGCGTCTTTCACGTTATTTCTTGCCATTACTAAATATAATTGATCTCTGAGTTCTTCTCTGGCATTCAATTGATTCACCCTCTTTTATTAATTTGTGTATTTTTGTGTATTTTTCTATTGACTTTATACACAACATTGTGTATAATGTAATTAAGAAAGGAGTTAAACATGCATCCGCGAAAAATCACGATTAAAGCACTTGAAAAAAATGGATATGAGTTCAAACGGCATGGTGCAAACCACGACCTGTACTACAATCCACAAACAAGAACGACAATCCCAGTCAAGCGGCACGACTTCAATGAAAATGATATGAAATATATCTTCAAGGAAGCCGGCATCAAGCAGGATAGGGGCTAAGGCCCCGGTTCCTGCTATCAAAGGAGGTAATCATATATGTTATACGCTTATACTGCTGTTATCACCGAATCAGACGGAACGTACTATGCAAAGGTTCCGGATATCGACGGATGCATTACAACTGGAAGCAGTCTCTCCGAAGCGATTGAGCTTATTACAGACGCGCTGAACCTGTGCCTGGTGGGGCTGGAAGATGAAGATATCCGTCCAAAAGCTCCTACACCGCAGGCTGATATCCCCCATTCTTCTGATGATATCTTAACTATCATCCAGGCTGATACCATTTCATACCGAAGCCAGACAGATACCCGGGCTGTACGGAAAAATGTTTCTCTCCCGGCATGGATGGCTGGCCTTGCCGATAAACGGGGTATTAATTGCTCTAAGGTTCTCCAGGATGCTCTTTTAACTGTCCTTTCTTAACTCGTGGCCACCCAGGATCACTCTTGGGTGGCCTTTTTTTCATACGGCTCCGGCAGCGGCATCCAGGCTGTAATGTGGTATGCTTTGTTCCATCTCAGTAGATCGCAACTCCATTTTCCATCAATTGTATGGGCATGAGCTACTTCTTTTTTCCCTTTATCATCCTCTACTATTACATTTACCTCATTCGACTTTTTCTCAAACATCGAATCGCGCCACTTAATTGTGCCTTTAAGTTTTGCAAATATCGTTTGATATTCCTCTGGCATTCCTTTCTCCACTGAGATCCATCTGTCCTGCTGCCGGCGAAGCTCTTCCACATCTGCCGGACTCAGACCCGTATTCTCATACTCTGCCAGTCTCATAACCAGCTCCTCTTTTTTGTTTGGACTCCAATAGCCTTCTTTAATTCCATTGCTTCTTTTATGTGTTAATCGTTCCATATGATTCTCCCTTCCCCGCTGCATCGTTCCTCGACTATCTGAGTAAGCCACTCTTTGCTGGCTTCTGCCCACAGTTTGTACATATCCCAGCTTCTTTTCTCCGATTGTAAAGAATGCGTTTATTTTCATTATGCCTCTTTTCGTATTCCTCTCGTTTAGCAGCATATTTCAAATTATTAATCCTGATCTTTTCTAAACATTCTTCGCAATGGACGAAATTTCCAAAGGCTTTCTTCTTTCTGCACATGGGGCAGATTCCATGTCTTTTATAATATTCTCTAGGTGTTTCTTGCATTTATCTCTGCGCCGCCTTCAAAAATTCCACCAGTTCCGTTTCACTGTCCGGATGCTTGGCATACCGTTCATGTCGGCTCCATTTCGGACAGCCGTAACTGGGATGTTTCGGCGGTTCCGGCCCGCCCACCAGATGCAGGTAAGATGCTGTAAAATCCCGTTTTCCTGCTGTCGGATATTCCTCCGCAATCAGCTGGGCTCCGTTATCGAACTTATACCTGTAATACCGGACTCCGATGTGTTCGTCCTCATACCACAATCCCCAGGACTGGTAATTTCTCAGCCATTCCTTCCGCTGGTCATTGTTTTTCATCGGTGGCAGCTCTGGCTGTTCCTCTGGCTCCTCCTGCTGCCGTCTTTCCTGCTCCGCCAGAAGCCGAAGGGCCGCCGTCAAAATCTGCGTTTTCTCCACGGCCAGGGGCCATTCCTCTTTTGGCGTATCCTGGAAGGCTTCCTGCATTGCCGTCAGTTCTTTTTCATATTTTTTCAGTAGTCCCTCAACGCTTATATTTCTTTGTTCTTCCTGCTGCTCTTCCTCTTCTGCATCCGGCTCCTGAGCCTCTTCTGGAATCCAGTTGCACCTGCAGTTGCATTCCTCCTCGCAGTCCTTGCAGCATCTAACTCCACCATATTCACAGCAGACGCAGTTTCCGTACTTGCTCCAGCCAGTAATACAGGTTTTAGGCCAGGAATGTTCTTCCATGTCTTCCAGCTGTTCCTGGTCTTTCTCACTGGTTCCCCAGTTATGACGGATGCAGGAAGAGATTCCAGGAGGGCAGCCGGTTTCCTGCTGCCTGCCGGCAGCCTGTTCCTCATCCAGGCCTTCCTCTGCCAGGTCTTCGGCGGCGAGAACGAAACTTCCGGATGTTTTAAGTTCCGGGAGAAAAATAATCTCCTCTGGCTCCTGCTCTTTTTCCGGCTCATCGAGAAAATCCGTTATGTCCATCTGTCCGGGCAGCTGCTCCTCTTCTGGTTGTGACGTCGCAACTTTCCGGGCTTCCCGTTTTAATTCCCGGATCTCCCGCACTGGCATATCTGCCGTCACCTGCTCCCTCATTTTCTCCGGCATAGAGAGCATCTCTATCAGGCCGCCAGCGGAATACTCCTGATACCGCTCCTGCAACCTTGGCGCCTGTTCTGGTCCGGCAAGCTCTCCAAACTGCTCATACACTCGGATGCAGTTGGATGCCCAGCTTTTATCTTTCTGGTAGCATATCTCCATGAATGCATCAAAATTTGCATACCCATGTTCTTTCCAGAGTTTTTCATTTCGAATTGTCCTAAGAGCATATCCAGCCACCACAATCCCGTTTTTCACGTCCTGGATGGCCCGATCCGCCAGCTCCTTGGCCTGATTAAAAGTCAGGCCGCTTTGTATCTCATCCATGTATGGCCTCCTCAATTCTTTCTCTTATCCATCGTTCCCCGTGTTTTCGGTCTGCAATCTCCTCCGCCGCCAGCGCTGGGGAAAAATAGCAGCCAATGGACGCGTAGCCCCGCTCCGTCTTCTGCAAAATCTGGAAGCGGCCGGCTGTTTCCTTTTCCACGTAGTATTTCCCATAAATGTGTTCCATGTTATTTCTCCCATTCTCCCAGTGTCCGGATTCCGGGACGGCTGCACCGCGCTACGTCCGCCCAGGTATAGGCCTGCCCGTTGTCAAACAGGCAGATATGCGGGTATCTGGTATCCGTCACCTTTGTCCGCCTTCTGATTCCTTCCTCGTCCCGGTAATGGTAGACGGCTCCTGGCTTTATTTTCCTTCGGATTGTTTCTATTTCCCTCTCGGTAATGGCGGCCCTGAAGGCTGCCTGTTCCAGCTGCCTCTTGTAGCTTTTCGTTTCCGCCGTTCGGATGGTGTATAAATACTCGTTCCCGTACTTACTGACACATTCCACTGCATTTTTAATCCTCAGGTTTTCAAACTGCAGACGGACTTCTTTGTAGGGCAGGCCAAGGACTTTCGTCACCTCTTTGACCGTCATAGGCCTTCCTTCCCGCCTAAGACAGTCCAGGATTTTTTCCTGTTTTTCAGCTGACCGCTTCTGTATCTCCTGTTTTGTCATCTCGATTCTCCAATCCTAATAAATCCTCTTTCCAGTTTTCACAGCAGGCCTGTCTGCCTGCTGGCGTCCAGTCACAGCTGTATTCAAAAATACAGGTTTCACAGGTTTTTTCCATGCATCCCGCCTATTTGCTTAATACTTCCCGCAGGAAATCATTCCGGTACTGGTCTGCCAGACGGTCCCGGATGGACACCTCCGGAAGCAGAATCGGGATACTGGTCCCGTAGATACGGGACTGGATCCGGTCGTCTCCGGAAGCCCGCTCCATTGGCAGGTTGGAGGTGTAGATAGTAGGCAGTATATTCCGGTACCGCTCATCAATGAGGGAAAACAGGGCGTTATTGATCCATTCCTGACGTTCCGTCTGAACCCCCATGTCATCCAGTATCAAAAGGCTGCACTCTTTAAGGCTTCGCTTCTGCTCCTCTGCCGCCTCAGAGACTCCCTCACCTTTTTTCTTTATCAGGTCGATATAGTCAAGAACCTGGATAAATTTTACAACCGCGTTGTACCGCTCCATCACCTCGTTGGCCAGACAGCAGGCCAGGAGTGTTTTTCCGCTGCCCTTCGTCTGGGAGCAGATATAGAGTCCACGGCCGGAACGGCGAAACTCCTCGTATCTGGCCACAAACGAGTTAGCAATCTTTTTTATCATCTCGGTCTCATCACCGTAATAGTCCCACTTAAAATCGCTGCCCCGCTTATACACGTACTCCACCGGAATTCCGGATCGGGTGCGCCTGACATCCGCGAAACTGGTGTGGTCGTCATACCAGTAGGGCTGCGTAATGCCGTAACCGGGGATATCATAGACGACTTCCCAGCCGGCGGTCTTGCCATACTCATACCGGTTTACGCTTACTACCACTGCGTCAAGCTCGGTACATGCTGTAGTAATCACGGTGTGATCCCCAGGCTTTAGATTCATCTGCATCCTTCGTACCTCCTCCCTGCCGGCCCGGTCTCTGCCGCGCCTGTAAAATCAAGGTCTCAAATTTTTCCCTGAGCTTCGCCGTGGATCGGATGTTGGTTTTCCAAAACGGATCGGTAATGGCGTATTGCAGCGCTTCCGCAATGTCTGCTTCCGTCCGTTTATCAAGCCGTCTCATCTTCTCCACGTGGCTGGCCCACTTTTCTATTTCTGTTTCTGTCTCCGGGACCTTGGCTCCTGGCAGCTGGGCCTTTACTGCCTGGATCAGTTTTTTCGTACACTCCAAATCAAACGGAGTCAGGTCCGTCGTCCGGGCCGGAACGGGACCGGCGACTCTTCTATTATTTCCTTTACTTTC